GGCGCCATCTTGCAGTCTGGGCCGGCGACACCTGGGCATAGCATTATGTTCGTCCAGAACGGCATTGCCATGGATGCCGGGCCGGCCTCTGGCGGTGGTGTCGGGACGGGAATCAGCGAGTTGGGTTTGGCCGTGCGGGGGACCGGCACCGCGCCGTTTGCCAATGCTGGCACTGGCCCGTATGGGACGAATTTCTGTGATCTCGATGCGCCGGCAACGAATCCTACCGGCTATCATTATCTGTGCTTCTCCCCGAATGCTCAGGGCGGTGGGCTCATCGCCTATGGCGCGGGCGGCACGGCCAGCCAGCTTCCGTTCCAGTTCATCATCAATGGCACGAGCTACAACCTCACTAACAACTCCAATTGTGCTGGCGTCTCCTGCCCGACCTATGTGGCGAACAATGCCGCGCTCCGGGCGCTGACGGCGGGCGTTAATACGGCGGTGATCCGTGGTGGCTTTGCTGCTGCTGGGGATGCGCCTCCGCTGCTGTTTACTTGGCAGGCGACTTGCCCCGGCACGGTGGATAACCTTGGCTATCTGGTGCAGGACGTATCGCCCGGTAGCGGCTGCTATCAGGCGCAGTACACGCCTGGTGGCATCGACCCCCGCGAGTGGGGTGCCAAGCTGGACAACACCACTGATGACACCGCTGCGTTCACCTCGATTGACACGGCTTGCACCAACTCCAGCGGTAAGGTGGCGTCTGTCGCCATGCCGACCGGATACACGTCGAAGGTCATCAATTTCCTGTTCTCCTGTCTGTCCATCCGGGGAGAGGGACCAGGGGCGGGGTTTGCGATCGCATCGGGCGCGGGTCCGCTAGATACCGTGTTGCGCTATACGGGAACTGGGCCAGTTACCATCAGCGGCCTCACGGTGACGATGCCCATCTACAACTTCAGCACGGAAACGCGGCCAAATGCGAACTATGGTATTTTGATCGAGCCGGGCGCGGCCAATGTGCAAGTGTCCAATGCCACCATCACCAATAACCGGGTGATTGGCGGGACCACGGGAATCAGCGTCTACCAAACCATCAACCCGATCGTCTCCTACAACTGGATCGACCGCCCTTGGGCGCAGGGGATCAACGTCGCCAGCGAGACGAATGATCTAACGATCGCTTCCGGTCGTTGGCAGATCAACGACAACTGGATTCAGGGGCCGGGCAACTATGGTATCACCATCGTTGCCAATTCCAGCTCCGTTCCCGATATGCCGTCGAGCAAGATCGAGATCAAGCGCAATGTCGTGGTTGGCGGCGGCTACGTGGGGACGAAATACTGCTATGACGTGGCGGCTCACAACTGGCGGGACATCGATTGGGACAACGCCGGCTATGACTGTCGCTCTGGACTGGTCGAGTTCAAGCAGGGTGGCCCGACCTCGGTTTCTACGAGCAACGTGCCAGCGGATGCGGCTGGGCTTGTTGCCCACGGCTACTATAGCACCTCGATAGATCAGGGTTCGTGCGCTGATTATCCCACCGAGGGAGGCAACGACGACGCGCCCGGCGAGCATCGCTTCGCCTACATCGAGGCTTCCTGCGTCTATCAGCAGCCGGTGGCGTGGCAAACGCTGGCGGGCTACAGCGTGGGGGCCGTGCGATACCTCAACGGCAACCTCTATATGGCGGTGCAGGCTGGGGAGTCAGGCGCGACCGGGCCAAGCGGCACGGGCAAAAACATCGCTGATGGCACGGTGATCTGGGATTTCCGTCAACCCCTGCCGACGACGCAAAAGGTTGTGGGCGGATTGCCGGCTGGCGGGATAGGGGGAAGCGGCTACGCGGTCGGAGATGTCCTTACCGTGTCCGGGGGCACCTGTGTCATTCAGCCTACCTTATATGTTACCAAGATCGACGTAAGCGGCCAGGTTCTCCGGGTCGAGCCATTCAATGTCGGCACATGCTCGATTCTGCCGACAAATCCGGTGAGTGTCACGGGCGGAGGTGGTGCGTCAGCCACGTTCAACCTGGCCTGGAACTACGTTTCGATGGACACCGCTGGCTCCACAATCGACGCCAGCAACGATCTGGAAATGCACCTTCATATGTTTGACATGGCGGAGGGTGCACAGCTCCAGCCGCGCGGCGGAACGGACCAGACCATCCGCCGGCTGAAGCTGTACGTGGATGGGACGGTCAACCGGCATTGCGTGCGCGATGCGATGTCCACGGAGTTCGGGACACAAGCGACCTTCGTTGACGACGCCAAGTTCATGATCAATTGCACCTCCTATGGGCAGGCGTCCAATCAGGGGGCGATATATCTGCTACAGCGGGTGACGATTCCTCCATGGGCTCAGGGGACTACCTATTGGCAGAATGATCTTGTCACCAACGATTCGGGCAAGACCTATGTCGCGCAATGCGCCACCTCCTACCAGGGCTGCCTCTCTGGCAATGGCGGCGGCCCTACCGGCACGGGCAACGCCATCGTGGATGGCGGGGTGACGTGGAACTACAGCACGCAGGCGTTCGCGACCTCGAATTACACGAATCTCCAGTTCATCGGCGGGGCCATCCGTACCCAAGGCACGGGCTACGCCTTTACCAATGTGACGGCCTCGGGCGGCATTACGATGTCCTCGAACGGCACCAATTGGACCGGAGGCAATGGCGCATTCTTGGTGACGGCGGCTGTCACGGCTACCCTGAACGGGGGCACGCTTGCGGTTGAGAGTCCGGCGGCGGCTGCTGCGCCCATTGCTCTGAGCGGGGCGGGTGCGAACAGCGCGGCCTTCACCCTCATGGGTCATGTGGTCGCAACCAGCCAGCTAGGAATTACGAGTACGCACTACCTGGGCTACGAGCTGCTGGGAGGTACTAGCGGGACTGTGGTGGGGCTTCTCGATCGGGGCGTGATCAGCGGCAATCCTACGGGACTGCGTAGCTGCGCTGCGGTGGATTTCTATTACAGCACGACGCCGACCAACCAGACGCCAAGCGGCTGGCAATGCACGACGCCCTCGGCTACGGCGGCCAGCACGGTCTTTACGAGCGTGGGGGGTGGGGTTCTCACCGGCACCTCGCCTGCGATTGGCGGCGGCGCGTTGGGCGCGGGAGTATGCGCTAACAATACCGTTACCATCAGCGGCGTTGACACTACTTGGTCCGCCACTGCCACACCAGTCACCTATCCCGGCGATACGATCTACTGGAAAGCCTATGTCAGCGGTGCGAACACCGTGACGGTCAAGGTGTGTTCGGCAACTGGCTCAACGCCGACCTCATCTACCTACGTGGTCACAGTCGAGAAGCCGGGCTAAGGGGAATGCCGCATGATCTCCCAGAGTCAAGCGGATATTGTCAATAGGGCCGTCCAGCTTATCGGCGGATACAACAATCAAGGGCCGGTCACTGGAACGCCGCCGACTTTTGACGGCACGCCGATAGGGCTGGCTGCCGGCGTCGTCTACTACGATGTGGTGGCCACCGTTGCGCGGGAGTTCAAGTTTGACTTCTCGCGCAAGACGGCTGCCTTGGCCGTTCCTCCTGGGCCGGCTCAGACGCCTCCGGAACCATGGCAGTTCATGTATATGTATCCTGCCGATGGGCTACAGATCCGACAGGTCATGCCTAGCAGTGGTCTAGATCCAAATGACCCGCAGCCCGTGCTTTGGTCGGTCCAAAATGTTATTGTAGAGAGCGCCCCTGTTAAGGTGATCCTTACAAATGTGGGACCGGCTGCAACTGTGGTCTATACCAACACTCCGCCAGAGGCGATTTGGGACCAGCTATTTACTCAGGCGGTGGAACGGCTCCTGGCGTCGGTTCTATCCACGGCGATTGCCGGGCGCCCCGCGACCTCCGAACGCTACCTAGGCGAGTCGCAGAATTTCAGCCAAGCCGGCTCGCAGCGAGGGGATACATGATCGTCATTCCCTTTGAGGAGTTCGCCCGCCGCCGCCGGCTATCTGATGCGCTTCGGAACTGGTACAATAGATGCCCACAAGTCTAAATTCGCCTGAGGACATTGTGAACGCCGCGCTTGGTCGCATCGGCTACAAGATGCGCGTGGGCTCGCTGCTAGAAGGCTCTGACGCATCCAAGCTGGCGCTGGATATCTATAGCCAGACACGCGATCGGCAATTGTGCCTTAAGTTCTGGGACTTCGCGGAGCGGGATACAGTCCTGACGCTGCAAAAGACGGCGCCTCCTGGGGGCTACATGCCGCCGAACACATGGACCACGGCTTTCCCGATATTGCCGTGGGTCTATCAGTATGCGCTACCTGCTGACTATCTCCAGTTCCGGTCGTTGCGCCCCTCGCCAATCTTCATCCCCGAGTTTGATCCCCGTCCTGTGGAGTATCGCATTGCCAATGACACCACCGTCCCCGGTAAAGTCCTGCTATGCAATCTTGCCGGCGCAATCCTTGTCTACACGGCGCAGATCACGAATCCGAGCGAGTGGAAACCGCTCTTTACGGAGACTTTGATTGCTGCGCTTGCGCGGGAGCTATCAGCGGCATTGGCGGGTCTGGACGTGGAGAAGGTGGAGACGCAGGACGAGGGAGCGGCGGACCAGATTGCGATTGCCAGGATAAACTAGATGGGCATTGAGGAAGCCACAACCCCAGCTACGATAGTGAATCGGGCGCTCGACCTCATCGGGCGTTCGGATCTCATTATCGGTGATTTACGAGAGGGGACAGAGGCGGCAATGGTGGCGCTGCGGGCCTACGGGCCTGCGCGCCGCCAATTGCTGCAAGGCGCTCATTGGGATTTTGGCCGCCGCCAAGTGAACCTCACGCTGCTCGCGGACGCTACGGGGCAGACACCGAATGTCGGCACGACTGTACCGGCGCCGTGGTCCTATGAGTACATGCTGCCGGTCGATTGTGTACAGCCGCGTTTTGTGCCGTGGAACAACATGAATACCCAGACCACGACACAGCCGCCGATCATGACGGGGCTGGGCAATCCACAACTTAACTCGGTGCGGCTGATCCCGGCGCCGTTT